CAACGCTATCTTTTCTTGCTCATAAATTATAGAAGGTGTTGATAGAGATAGTTCAAAATTAGTTAAACTCTCTCCTGTATAGCCTTGCGCGTAAAGGTGTACTAATGCTATCTTAGTTAATTCACTCTCTATTATTCTTTGAATACGTTCTACAGTTCTAGCAAACCTTATATCTTCCGCAGCAAGAGTTGCTTTACCTTGTAACTCCCCTTCGTACCCAAAATACGCTTTTGGTATTTTTAACGCTGCAAATAACTTGTTTCGTAGGTATTCAACATCTCCGGTACCGTCGTATTGCAGACCAGGTAGAGTTTCTATTTTTGTCGTCGTGTCGTTTCCTCGAATAGGAATATAAAAATCCTCTAACATGTTTTGCATGTTGTACCTCATATTGTATTGGCCGGTCTGCTGGTCTACGTATGGAGTCTTTTTTACAGCGTTTATGGTTTTTTGCATAAACTGCTCAACTTCGTTTGCTGGTATCGATCCTACGTTTACGTAAAAAATTCTTTTCTCCGGTGCTCTAGCTATTCTATGAAGTAGCATAGCATCTTCCATTAGGGTCATTTGTTTAAAAACCTTTCTTCCCGGTTCTATGTACGATCTCCCGTAGGGTAAGTAATTAGCATCCGATAGTAGTCTAAAATGAGCTACTTCGTAGTTATCCAGCTTTATAGCGTTTTTTTGAGTTTGAGGCATATACCCTGGATCTAAGGTGGCCATTAGTCCGTCTAGGTCCAGTACAAATTCAACCTTTGAAGGGTTCTCTTTATCTGAACCTTCAAACCTTGACATGTTGTAAATAGAGTAAGGTAATACGTTATAAACTCCAAATTGTTCTGAGATCTCTAGTTTTAAGAAAAAATCTCCGTACTTACACATCTGTCTCACCCATGTCCATAGGTTGAACTCAATGTTAAGTATGTCGTAAAAAAGGTTGTCTAATATCTTTTTAATATTCTCTCCTATTTTATCAGTAATACAAGAAACCATTGGAATATCATATTTAATTAATTCAGTCTCCATAATTTTTAGATGATAACTGTTTCTGGATAATATAGCTATTTGATCCAAATTAA